ATCCGTTCTATGGGAATATCGGTGTTGAGGAAGTGGAGTATGTGTGGCCAGACGGACGGAAAGAATGGTTGTGGCGTGACGGGCAGATCTCCCAGAAGTCGGGGAAGGTTATCTTCAACATTAAATGGCATCAGAAGCCTCCTTAATAACTCGTGCCAGTTCTTTGAAATCTGCTTTGGTCAACTCAAGGCGGAGATCTCTGATCTTTAAATGAATGTATGTATCATCAAGCAAATCTGCGCCCTCGGCAAAAATCTTCCCATCGTGCATCTCATAGAGATTCTTGTTAAGGTTAACCTTGCAATACTCATTATCAACAGGATTACTCGCAACTTCTTTACGACATAACTCAATATGCGTTCCCTGTTTGTTCTCAGGTTTACCCCGCTGAACCCAACGAGTCCACGCATCATTCATCCCTTTGCCGAATTGCTCCCAATCCTTATGCGACAGAGCAATGCGGAGGTTTCTGTAATGTATGTGGAATGTCTCGCAGACCTCCACGACCATTCTGTTATTAAATATTGCTTTCCCTTCCAACTTCCCATCAGCTAAATTAACAATAGTCTTACCCATGATTACAACCCATGTGAAGTCACCTTTCCTTGATCTGCGCCGTATTGAGAACGAACCCATTTAAGAATATAAGCTGGATCCATTCCGTCACAAACTTTCTTCATGAATTTCCGCCAGATAGGGCGATTCTCCTCTGTCCAAAAATCCTGATAAACAAGGTTCTGCATGAATTGATAGAGTTCTTCGGGGATTTCGTAGTCAAACTTAAAAGTGCGGTTCTCTGACCAGCCGACAGAGTTAGTATATTTACCAGTATTCCCTATGGATTGAAGTTCTTTCCACTTGAGATAGTTCTGAGTACGAGCAACATCGCACATATATGGAAAAGCCTTGAGCTTATTCTCACAGAACTTTTTATGACATAACTTGATGAACTCTAACGGGTCGGACTTAGCCAGCCCTGAGTATTGGAGTGCAACCTCGTCTGCCGCCGCATCACGAAGCTGTTTTGTAAACGAATTGTCTGAGGGATTCCCGTCCACTCTTTCCTTTCTTCGATAAGAGGAGAGGCGGTTTGACCCGCCCCTCCCATATCAACACTAACTCAATCTTAGGAAATTGTTCCCGATGACTTAAGATAGCTATGTTTAGCGTGAGCTTTTTCGTTGCCCCAACCAAAGGATAACTCCGCTTCAACCCAGCCTTTTTCGCTGGATGCAGTCGGCGCACCTTTGTAGGATTTCATATCACGAAGAACGAAAACTTTCAGCTGTTCAGGCGTAACGATTGTGATGCGTTTCGCCATGTGGTTACGATCAGGGATAACGTCAACCGTACCGAAGGAACCTTCGTACTTGTTTACGTTAGCGATAGCAACACGAGCCGATGCGTTTACGTTCCAGCTAAAACCAGTCTTAGCCGTGAACTTCTTGCTAATAACCATCTTTTGATGACCACCGCAGAAAAGCGCACGAGGATTTCCACCTTGATCCCAGATTTTCTTGAGGAGCAGGTTTACATTGTCCTCAGTAAGTTGGATTTCAGCGGAGTTACCAGTACCAGTTCCAACTGCCGTGTTCGTGATGATAGCCTTCTGAATACCTTTCGCTTTGCGACCAGTCGAAGTCGTTCCAGCACCAGTGTTACCAGTGTTAAGGAAGATCTTGTCATAGTCAAGAGCGAGGGACTTCATAGCCTTCATCACTTCACGGGCATACTGATCTTTAATTCCAGCTACGTCCAAAGCCATTTGCGTAAATGTCAAATCATAGTTACGCAGACGGATATGGGTGTAGTTAGAAACACGAGTTCTTGTTGCAGGTTGTGCGTAAGTAAGCGAAGCACCTTCAGCAATAGCTGTCGTAGAAGCCGAAGCTAATACGTCAGTTTGCCACTCAGGATGAGTTGAAGCTGTTTGCACCTTTTCGCACATTGCGAAAAACGGAACATCATCGGCAAACAAGTCGGCAACCTGTGAGGTTAAACCTTCCCGAATACCTTTTGCGAAATACGAATTGACTTGACTTGATGCCATGTTAATGGTCTCCTAATTTATCTCCTAGAGTCCATGAATCCATCGACAATCGCATCGGTTCCAGCGGCCTTGCGGATAAATTCGAGCTTATCTCGTAATTCTCCACCCTTTGCTTTCTTGAAAAGACGAGCATCAGATTCAGATTCATTCGTTGACTTCTTGCCAACTGAATTAACCGAAACCTTCCGCTTCAATGTATTCTTTTCACGATTCAATTCTTCAATCTTTGTTTTTCCCATGTTGGACTCCTGCAATAGTTTGTAATGCTCTACCGCAAGATTCCAAGCTCTCGCTTGCCCACTAACACTTGCGTGAAGTTCAGGGGCAGTATCATAAATGCGTTTTGCGAGACTAAAAATGTCCTTCTGAGACTTCTGGAAATCAGGAATCTCTGATGCCGACATTTGAACAGCTTCGTTAAACTGAGAAATCTGGTTCTGTGCAAATCGCTGTGGAACAGTCCTCGATACAGAATCAATTTTTTCTTCTAAGTCTAACAACTTATTCAAGGTCGCATCATCATTGGCACTTCTAGCCTGAGAAATGCGAACCTGCCGTTTAAGGGCAACTAACTCCGCCTCGGACATTTTCTCTAACTTTAGAGTATCTTCGTCCTTGGCTTGATTAGTTTGTCCAGCATCTTCAAGTTTGCGGAGTCGGGCTTCCAAGAGTTTCTTTTCACGAGTAATCTCATCCAGTCTTTTCTGGAACTTCGATTTCGGAATAAGTTCTTCATCTTCAGCTTCCTCTTCCTCACTTGATTCCTCAGAAGATTCCTCGGATTCAGTTGATTCAGCCGCCTCTGGCAAGTTTTCTTCCTCGCCATCTTCGGACTCCTCAACATCTTCCTCAGACTCAGCCTCTTTCTTTTCAGTCTCATTGATCTTATTAGCGAGAGACTCAGGGAGTTCAAAGTTATCAAGAATATTATCCGCAAGGGCCTTCGCCTCTGCTTCTTGTCTAGCTTCATCTCCAGGTTGTTTACTAACTTCAATAACACCCATTGTGTTACCTCTTTCTTTTCTTCATCAGATTAAGGTTCTGAAGGGACCTTTTGCCCAATTCACAGATTAACGTCTTGAGAGACGCACAGATTTGAGTCATGAGGGACTTCGGGCAAAACAGATCGTGTGTATAGTTCAGGCGATACTTCCAACCACTAAGGCTGAACATATTCCTGAACCAAAACCAAAAATCATTGCATTGAATGTTGAAGCAGAAATCTTGCTCTCCAACTTCATGGTAAATAAAATCTTTAATCATCATTCTGGCGAGTCGGATTCCATCGGAACCTCGATCTCCCTCGGCTGTCTAAGTTTATCAGCATCGATTACAAATTGTTCAAAGTCGTGCCACAGGTCATTAGCCATGCTTGCTCGACCTAAGTGCCAGTCACTTGATCGGTTGCTAGTCTTAGAACTGTACAACTCCATTGATAATCGACCAGCAGTCAGGGCTTTTAAGATCGCCCCGAACTCGCCTTTTAAAACAATCTCAACAAGACTTCCGACATATTCAATATGCTCTGGCTCTTGTCTCCCACACCCAGCTAATCGTTCTTCGATTGAAACTTGTTGGGCGTTCTTTCTCGTATTACGAACTGACTCAGAGAGAACTTTCCTTTTTGTCGGTCTTGCCATTTAATTATCTTTCTGCATCATTCCGATGCGTATTTTCGTCCTTCAATAGGAGTTAGCATTGCGGCCTTTTCTACTTCTAAAAGACATGAAAGAGATTAAGCTATCTGATGATGCGCTTAATTTCGTTGATAAGGTTGCGAAGTACGCCGTTGAGGAAAAGGGAAAGAGGACGACTTGGGAGCAACGGATTGATAGTCTTACCAAGAAAAGATATGGGATTCGGTCTAAGAAGAATTTCCCGTGGGTAGGTGCCGCAAACTTCATCCTTCCGCAGATTGATACTGATATTAATCGTATCAAACCAGCGTATATCAACATGGCTTTTGGTATTTCCCCGATTGTAACTTTCCAGCCATTCGGCCCAGAAGATATTGAGCCAGCAAAGAAACGGGAATTGTTGTTTGACTGGCGCATGAGAACTCAGGTTGATTTCTTTAAACCATATTGCCTCGGAATTGACTACTTACTTAACAACGGATTCATGTTGTTCAAGACTGGCTGGAAGTTTGAATTAACTTATTACTGCAAGAAACTTAATCTCTCTGATCTTGAGCAACCAGTATTAGAAGCTCTTTATATGCCAGAGGTTGACGACAACACTCTCGGCAGAATCATAGCAGAAGAAATGTTGCCAGATACTTCGTTGCAAGAAAACATTGATGAGATTGTAAGAGTTATCGGGGAGTTCCGTTCAGGGAAAACAGAGTTTGAATTTAACTTTGTTGAGAAATCAGTAAACACAGCGAATGTGATTGCTTTGAATCCACGCACTGATGTTATCTTCCCCGTCGATTGCTGTGATATTCAGGATGCTTCTTTTATTGAGCATCGGTACACCATGTCGAAGTCGAAGATTAAATCCTTGATGCTTTCGGGGAAATTTAAGAAGTATTCTGACGATGAGATTAAGGGTTGGACTGGTTCGACTGATTATGATAACTCCACTGCGGATTATCTCAAGAGTGTTCGTGACGGAATAACTGCAAATTATTTTGATGACGAAGATGATATTACACTTTGCGAAGTTGATACTTGGTACGATGTGAATGATGATGGGGTGGATGAGCGTGTTC